ATTATTTATCAATTAAAAGTTTTTGGTTTTAGTTCTTGAAATCGCGCTGACATAGTTTGCCATTTCACCAACTGCTACAGGTTTAGCTTCTTCAGTAAGGCCTTCTGACGCTTCTTCTGTAATCACACCAGAATTAATTTCTTTCTTTTCAGAGAAGTACTTGCCCTTCAAAATATTGAGTTTCTTTACATAAGACTCAGAATCTGTGAACTCGATACCTTCTGCAAGAGTGCGAAGTTTTTCTACCTGTGTAGCAGCAAGACCTTCGGTCACTTCGTCGAATGCCGCTTCCATTGTCGCTTCATCGATGACTGACTGCAGTTCGAGTTGCTTGTTTACAGACTCGTCGAACTTTGTTTCAAGTTCTTCGATCTGTGCCTTCAATTCACCAACTACATCAAGCTTCTCTTCAGGTACTGTAATGTATGATTCAGCAAATAGATTGTAAAGACCTTCCATGAAGTTCTCTGCAATATCGGCGCGTAATGTGGATTCGACAGCAAGCTTGTTGTCTTCCATCCACGATTCTACTACATAATCGAGATACTGGTCGATTTTTGTAGTGATCTCTTCTTTGATTTCTTCTACTTCTTCGCCAAGACGAGTTTCAAACTCTTCTTCAAGACGAGCTTCTTCGATCGAAACGCGAGCTGAAACAGCAGCTTCAAAGATTGTAGAAAACTTTTCTTTTGCTTCTTCGGTCAGATCTTCACCGGCGAAAACTTCATCGATGTCTTCCTTGACCGCATTAAGCGTAGGCATTGGCATTTGACCCATACCAGGAGCTCCACCGGGAGTTGGCGACGAAGGAATACCATCGGCACTATATTGCTTGATCGAATCGTTAAAGAAGTGCGAAAGATCTTCGCCCTTCAGCTGAGCAAGGAGCTGGCTAAAAGTAGCTAGCATCTCTGCACGTGTTGGATTCGGCTTCAATGTTTCCGAACCAGCAGATTCATCGATACCGTCTTGAACGATTTCACTCGTATCTTTATTTGACATTTTTGACTCCTTGTAATATTTATTTATTTATTCTAATTAGATTTTAGAAATTTTATTGAGGAAGTTCTCAAAAATTTCAAACTTTTTAGCATCGAGCTGTTTAGAAGAAGATGCGCTTTCAATATTTTGTACAACTTGTTCGAGTACTGCAGCCGCTTGTTTCTTTGCGACGAGAAGTTCGTCTTGCCAAACCCACTCAACACCTTCCATAATTCCGTTCACAAATGCATCTGGAGCAGAAGGATCAGCTACAATATCAGCAGCTGTAGCGAGATAGAAATCGTCTTGAACTTCATTAATGCCTTCTTTATTTAGCTTCAATGAACCCATACCTCTGGATGAAACACCGAGCTTGACACCTTCGCCGATCAGCCCCTTGGCAATATTACCCATCGGAGTATCCATCAGCTTTGCTCGACCCACGAAATTGGTGCCTTCTCTCTTCAAAGAAGTGATCATATGAGATACACGATCGAGGTTAATCGACGGACCATCAGGATGACCTAACTCACCGAGAGCACGACCTTTTTGAATGTAAGACTCGTCGTAACGATTGACTTCTTTTTCAAGAGTTTCGACAGGATACATACGACCGTTGCGGTTCTTGATGCCTCCTTGCAAGAAGATACCTTCAATGTATACGTTCTTCTTCCCGTCTTCACGAGATTCAGTAATACATTTTAGATCTTCAACAACTTCTGTGATTAGCTTCATGTTCTTACCTTACGAGTTGTTATATGGTGAAATGAATGTGCCTTGCTTCTGTACTTCCAGCAAACAATATGAGTTTGCAGAACCGACAAAATTAACTACTAAATTTGCCGTAGGATTTACATTGAGCGGCATCCCGTTACCGGCATAGTCACAGTATCCAGTCGAGTCATATACGCCAACAAGAGTCGTACCTCTGAGGATTTGAATATGGCCATTGCCGTCACAACCCCAAAAAATTTGTGCGATATAAGCTCCAGAAAGAACCTCATCGCTCGTAGCGAGACAGGTGGCAGTGGCACCAACATTTGTAGTAGTGCTATTGCCAACAACCACAATATTGCCGCTATTCGCAGCAGATATGTGAATAACGGCAGAAGTATTTTTCTTATTTGATGTAATAGTAACAGCCATTATTCACCTCTATAACTGATTGAGAAGTCCAACATTTGCTCGATGCCGTCTGCGGTGTCGCAAGCTTGCATGAATGCATATTGGTTATCTTCGTTGAGTTTTTCAAAGACCGATATCATCGTTCTCTGATGTGTTTCTGAAATATCAGCCAACTTAGTCAGAAGACGCTCTTCTTTGTTGAGTGGTTTGTCACCGCGCTCTGCTGAAAGCTTCGCAGCGATTGCCATCACTTGGCGCTTCTTCTGTGATTTACCCATAAACTGAGGAGCATCAGACTTCTGGAAATCCTTGACTACGGTTCCCATCGAAGCTTTCTTCATGTCAAGCTTTTCTTCAATCTCTACTTCTTCAGCAACCTTTGGATGCGATAAACCGTAGAGTCGTTTTGTAGTAGTACGAACAGCTTTTGCTCCACCCTTCCAAATATTATCTTTGAATGACTTTTCAGCTTTGGCTTTGTAGTCAGCAGCTTTCTTTGGTGTGTCTAAAATTTCATCGATCTGTTCTGAATCTTCAGACATCTTCATTTCACCGCTGCGGCGCTTCAAAGCCATCGTACGACCAGCTGCACGCTTCTTCAGAGTCTTAGTATCTGATCCGTCTTTTGACCAATCTCCGCCGCCCATCTTCATTTTATCGGCAATCTTTTTGCCTTGTTCGCCGGCCTTATTATAATAAGTGCGTACAGTAGGTTCGCTAAGCTCTTCTAGCTCTTCAGCTTCTTCAGCAACCTTTTTCTTCTTACGAAGAAGGTGGAAGTCATGCGCATCAACCTTGCCATTCTTATTAGCATCGATCTTATGCTGAGCACCTTTTAGTTCTTCGTATACTTCTTCGTCTTGACCAGGATTGTAGCCCTTACGATGTTTCGGACGATCGGCCATCTTGACCTTCGAGCCTTTGAAAACTTCGTCGTCATTGCCGTTGCGATCGTCAGTCTTCGCAACTACGTGTTTATCGATGAACTTTTGCTCGTCAGGATTTTTGACGACCATTGGTCCAAGCTGTCTTTCATTTAAGAAATCTTTAAGCGTCTTCGCCATCGTCGTCATCTTCCTCTGTGTCTAAGTCTTCAAGATCTTGTAACTCTTCAAGATCAAGATCATCGATATTAAAATCTTCGTCTTCGAACTCTTCGTCGTCAATTTCAAAATCTTCTTCGTCGAAGTCATCATCGGTGTCTTCGTCTTCGTCATCGATATCTTCTGGCTCGGCGAACATCTGCTGAGCATATGCAACGCTCTCATCTTCGAGTCTTGCGTCAATCTTCTGTCTCATAATTGCATCGAATGCGTTTGCAAACCGAGTAGGTTGTTGATCTACGGTTGCTCCAATCAGTTCGTCAATATCCATATAAATTCTCCAAAATTCTTTTACTATTTATACTCGGTTTATTTTCCTACCAAATCTGGTACGTTTGGAATAGAAGTAGCCTTCGGTTTACCTGCTGGTGAAGGAGTCGCATCATCTGGAGAAGGCTCAGTGCCTACATCTCCAGGTGGTAACTGCTCTCCACCTGGCCCCATTTCTGGAGGAGCATACTGTGGATTATCCATTTCTTCAATAATCTGCTTATCAATCTCTTCCATGTCTTCTTCTGTCTGATAAAGAACGTTGCGGCGAATCCATTCATGCGAGTAGTACTTGCCTGCATAGTCATCGACATCACGAAGCATCGAGATACGATCGCGAAGAATTTCTGTATTCTTCAATTCGGCGAAGTGATTATCTTCAGAGTATTCGTACTTAAAGTTAGCTTTAAATTCTGACCAATCTTCTGAGGTAATGATACCTTTCAGAATCAATTGTTTCTCAAGAATTTTACTAAAAACTTCTGAAAATCTTGCACGAAGACGCGTAATGAATTTAGCAAACTTCACTTCGTCGCGAGTGACTTCAGTGGCTCTTCCAAAGTTGAAAGCTTGTTCAGGATCTAAACGTGAAATAGGAACGTTCAGCGCTTTATAAAGCTTACGCTGAAAGTAAACGATGTCGTCGATCTGTCCGAGGTTTTGTCCACCTGGAAGAGTAGTAATTTCTGTACCCTTACCGCCTTCACGTCGTGGTAGCCAGAAATCCTCAAGCATTGTCATATGCTTACGATCATCCCGGATTTCTCCGGTCCCGGCATCGTACACTACCTTATTCTTAAAGCGAGTCATGACATCACGAAGATATTGCTCAGCTTTCATTTTCGGTAAGTTGCCGACATCAATATAGAAGATACGACGTTCAGGTGCACGTGAGATACGATAGATGACTAATGAGTCTTCCATCGCCTTTAACTGATTAAGAGGCTTAATTGCCTTCTGTAAATAACCAAGAACCATGTCACCTTTGACATTGACAAGACCAGAAGATACATTGACAATAGAGTCGACTGCAATCTTAATGCCTTGAGTAGTAGGATCTTGATAATTTGGTTGGCTTGGTGTTTTACCGAAACCATTTTCATTGTAGATATAGAACTCTTCGCCTACCATCGGAACAATGACATTTGAATCTTTCGCAGCTTTTCTTTTCTTTTGAGTCTTGACTTTCCGAAGCTTACGAGGATCTACGTAGCGTAGTTCTTGAATGCCTTCTCTTGGCTTCTTCTCGTCGATCATCAAGTGATAGAATATTCTGCCGTCTACATACCATTTACGGAAAATTTCGTAGGCGTGTTGATTAAATTCAAGCAGTTCGAGTACTGTATCAAACTCATCAAGGATAAGCTTTTTGACTTTGTCTGGCTGCTCTAAATCGTCAAGATTTAAAGATACAGGTTCTTTCTTTGGATCAATTACGACAGCTTCGTTGATAATGTCATCGACAGCCAACTCGATGTCAGGATGTTGAGCCATCTCTCTATACTTCGAGACGAGCTCTGATTCGGTTCGAATAGAACCTTCCATATCAACATATTGACCGTAAGCGCCACCTTCAGCAAGAACAAGCGCTCCATCATCGTCCTGTTTTGGGGCAAATGATAGAAGCGCTTTTTCTTCTTGCTTTCTTTTAATTTCAAAACCAAATAACTCGGCCATGGATTCTCCA